TGCAGGCGTCGGATGCGTTCAACCAGCACGCGTACACGGTCGAACGGAGCCCGCGCGGACAGCCTCGACTGGGCGTCCTGCGACGCCCGTACGGACGACAATGAGGCCGTACTACGAGCACGCAGGGATCACGATTTACCACGGCGACTGTCGCGACCTTCCTCCTACTCTTGAAGCTGATGCTTTGATCACGGATCCGGTGTGGCCAGACTGCGAGCATGTGTTTCCAGGAATAGATGCTAAGGCGCTGCTCGCGTCGGCGCTCGATGTAGCGAACGTTCGTCGGGTCGTTGTACAGATCGGGTGTGGATCCGACGTGCGGTTTCTCGGTGCCGTGCCAGATCGATTTCCATTTTTTCGGACCTGTTGGTTAGAGTACGCGTGTCCTTCGTACTCAGGGAGGCTGCTCAATACCGGAGACGTGGGATATGTGTTCGGAGAACCACCCATCGCGAAAAAAGGCGCGATGGTTCTGCCAGGAAAAACAACAGCAACCAGGACGACGTCGGCAGACTGGGCGAGAATTGCCCAACGGAAGGCCATCAGAAATGGGAAAGAGCGAGGACGATCTGAATTCAGCCTGTCAGAACATCCAACGCCACGTAGACTTGAGCATGTCCAATGGCTCGTGAAGTGGTTTGGTGGAGATAGCGTGGTGGATCCATTTGTCGGGAGCGGCACGACGCTGATCGCGGCGAAGCGTTGCGGGATCCGCGCCATTGGAATCGATATCACTGAGCGATTCTGTGAAATGGCGGCGAACCGTCTCTCTCAGGAAGTCATGCAATTCGAATAGGAACGCACGTTGGAGGTTGTGTAGCCACGCCAAATTACGGTCAAAAATGTCTCAACGAAACCTGCGGCTTCATCTTCAACGACCTGCGGCCGATGGCCCAGTCGCACGTCTTGCCGCCCTGCCCGAAGTGCGGATCGGAGACCGAACGGGAGTACTCGCCGATCACATCGTTCTCGACCGCGCCGGCTGTGGTCGTCTTCAAAGCACCTGACGGCTCGTATCGGTACCCAGGACAAACCGAAGGCAAGACCATCGATCATTACTCGCGTCTGGGGTACGAGCGCGTCGAACTTCGCGGGTTTGCGGACGTTCGTCGGTTCGAACGGGAAGTGAACACGAAGGAGAGTCGGGAGATCGCGCAGCGAGCCGAACGGAGCATGGTCGCGCATCTTGAGGGCGTGCGTCGTCGACGGTCCGAGGTCTATAACGGCATGGCGAACGGCTTCGTGATCCCGGTGCGAGACAAGCAAGGTCGTCAGATCGGTACAAAAGTCGTAAGATTGTCGCCGGCGGGCATGGACACACTGCGGAACGCGATGCACGCGATGGATCAACGCGAGCGTCCTCGAGCGCGCGAGGCCGGATTCTTCGTCGACGCGTATTCGAACGACCGCGGCAGCCGGGACGAGTCGAGAGACGCACGGGGGAAGCGTTTTCGTGACTAGAGAGCGCCACGGACAGCACGGGACGCCGTTGTATTACGTCTGGAAGTCGATGAGGCAGCGGTGTCGTGACGCTGAATGTGAAGCCTTTCGATGGTACGGAGCGAAAGGCGTTGCCGTGTGTGAGCCGTGGTCGAAGTTTAGTGCGTTCTTCGCATGGGCACAGTCCAGCGGCTATCGTCGTGGCTTACAACTAGATCGAAAAGACAACAGCGGTCCCTATAGCCCAGATAATTGCCGGTGGACAACGGGCAAGGTCAACAGCAACAACCGGAGCAACAACGTGCTTCTGACCGCTTTCGGACGAACGATGACTCTCGCTGAATGGGCTGATGTATCTGGCCTGTCGTGGTCGAGGATTCGTGATCGTGTGTTTAAGTTGGGGTGGCCGGTTGAGCAGGCGTTGACCGTTCCGAAGTCGAATCGCTGGTCTGATCGACAAGCCGTGGTCGCCTGATGCCCCCCACCACCAACTACGAAATTCCACGACACGGCACGGGCAGCGACGTCCTGCTGGCCTTCCTGCTCGAGCAGATCAGTGAAGGGGAAGCCTGGCTGGCGGCGCAGCGGCCGGCGGTTGAGTGGGATTCCGTGCTCGACGGCATCGGGCCGAATCATTCGAACGCCGCCGTCGAGGGGCTGAGCAACGTCGGGTACGACAAGGTCGGCCGGAACGCCCGAGACATCGTGTCGTCGCTGTCCGACTTCCGGCACGACGGCGAGTTCAAGCCGCGCTGGGACATGGGGCTGTACGAACGCGCCCATATCCTCACGAAGCTGGATCGCAACTGGTACGTGGAAACGAACGCGTACGACAAGCACCGGGCCAACCTGCAGTACGCCGTGGCGCTCGGCACCGGCTACCTCTACGAGATTTTCGACCGCGAAGACCAAGAGATCACGATGACGGCGGTGCCGCCCCAGAATGTGACGTTCGTCCAGCTTCCGGCCGATCACAACATTCAAAAAGCGTACATGGTCATCATCAAGGAAGAGGTCCCGATCAACCTCGCGCGCCGGCGCTACCACTTCCACCGTGACGCCCTGGTTCCGGATCGCGATGCCCCGAACTGGCTGATGAAGGGGCTCCGTAAGCTGCAGCGGCTGATGGGCGGATCGCCGGCGCTGCGCGTCGCCGGGAACTCGCGACGGAACACCGGGTCGTTCCCGACGGTCGACGTCTTCCACGCGTACACGCTCGACAACGCGATCAACGACAAGCCCTTCGAAGTGACGATGGGGACGCACGGCACGAACTGGTCGTACAAGGTGCCGTACATGGGTCAGGCGTTGCCGACCGGGAAGACGCTGCCTGGCGGGCTCAAAGAGACGCGGTCAGCGAACGAGAACGACTGTCGGCTGTTCCCGTACCGTCGGTACACCCTGTTCACGCGTACACGTGTGATCTACGACGGGAGTTCGCCGTGGTGGCACGGCGAGGTTCCGCTGGCGCGCACCCGGTTCAACGACTGGGCGTGGGAAGCACTGGGCCGGTCCCTGATGGCCGAGCCGAAGACGATGCAAGACGGCATCGTCGCGCTGATGCGGTACATCGAAGACAGCTGTGCCGCTCGACTCGACCCGCCGTACCTCTACGACGAGCAGGCGGCGTCCGAGGGCTTCGCGAAGAACTTCGATCCTCGGATGGCCGGGTCTCGAGCCGCGGCGGATCTGGGCAGCGGACGCGACCTGATCAAGTTCCCGGTGCCGTACCAGCTGTACGACGTGCCGACCGTCATTCCCGACTTCATCAAACAGCAGGAAGAGCGCATCGACAAGTACATGGGCACGCCGGACCTCGTCGCCGCTGCGAAGGCGAAGCAGGTTCCCGGCGAAGGGACGCTCGAGAAGCTGATCGAGATGGCCGGGCCGCTGGTCAAGGACATGATGCGGCAACTGGAAGCCCCGTTGCACTCGCTCGGCAAGTGGCGCGCGTCGTACTTTTTCCAGTTCTATTCGAAGGGCAAGGTCATCCAGGTCGCGGGTCCGGGGGACGATGACACCGATGACGCGGACGTGCGTCCAGACGACGGTCCGGCGGCTCCGCAGTGGAAGCGCGAGTCGGAGTCGTTCGACCAGGACAAGACGCACGACGAGCAGTACGACCCGTCGAAGCTCTTCGGCGTGATCGAAGGCGAGACGACCGACCAGTGGCTCGAGCGCCGGCGGCTGATGATATCGGAGTTCAAGTTCGTCATCACCGAGTCCGGCGTGCACGAGATGAACCGGATGGTCAATCGGCTCGCCCTGCTGCAGCTACGGAAGGCCGGGCTGCCGATCGACTGGTGGACGATTGCGAAGGCGTTCAAGCTGTCCAATATGGGACCGGAGCCGGAAGGCACCCACAACATGATGGAACGCTGGATCGCCGAGCAGCACATGACGCGCGAGCTTCAGGAAGAACTGCAGGCCGGTCAGCAGGGGCAGGGACCGGGTCGCCCGGCGACGAACAAGAAAGCGCCGACGATCAAAAAGAAGGACGGCGGGGCACGCAGCACCGTCGCAACCTCGTGATCGACCTCTCGACGACGCAACGGACATCGCTGACGATCGACGAGTGCCAAGAGATTTTCGGCGTCGGCCGGAAGACGATCTACAACTGGCTGACGTCGGGCAAGCTGGTCAAGGCCGACGCAGGCCGGGTCGACGTCGACTCTGTACGAGCGCGGTTGGTGTGCCTGACGCCGCCTGGTTTGGCGGAATGCGTGCCAACCTTACACACCAAGTTCGCGTAACCCCTTCCAATCGTGAATGCTCCTACCGCATTCTTGCGTGCGGAAGGAGGTTCCCATGATGAACGCAGAAGTTCGCGACCGCCGAAAAGGGCGGAAGGGCGGACGCAAGAAGCACCGCTAACCTCTGCTCGCCGAAATGAGCAGTCCACATAGGACTGGTCCCCTCGGCGAACAAGGGTTGTGACCGGCGGGCAGGGGCGGCGTGTTGACGTCGCCCCTACTCGAGACTCCCCACGATTCACTTTCCACGAGGTTCCCGATGGCTCGACGAGGCAAGCGCGGACGCGGCAAGAAGGGTCGAGGCAAGGCCCACATCAAGACCACGATGATGAACGCGTTCGGTCGTAAGGGTAAGCGCGGCGGAAAGTCGCGGTACTAGCCAGATGCCCCCTGTCACCGCAGGCGTCCCCGGAGCGACCGGCATGGATGCCAACGCACAGGGCGGGCAGCCAGCCGCCGGCGGACAACCGCAAGGCGGCGGACCAGACCTGAACGCGATGATGGGGCAGGTCCGGTCGGCAAGCGAACCCCTCATGCAGCTGCTGGGCGGACTACCGTTTCTCGCCCCCCAGCAAAAGAAGCTGAAGATGCTTCTGAAAGAAGTCATAACCGGGATCGCCGCGAAGGCGCCTAAACAGACGCCATCAGCTGACGAACTCCCATAGCCACTTCCGGAAACCGCGCTGCGGGAAGGAAGTAGGACGGGGCACATGGCACTAGACCTGACAAGCTGGTTGATCAGCATCGGCATCGCGAAAGAGAAGGCCGAAGCACTCGCGCCGGATCTCAAGCCGGCCGAAGCGGCGATCGAGCAGGGCGTTCTGCGGCAGGACGACTACAGCCGGAAGATGGGCGAGATCACGAAGCTGCAGGAAAAGCTCGACGACAACAACCGCAAGCTGAACGAGGACATCGCCGAGTTCGCAGCCATGAGCGTCGCCGACCAGGAAGCTGCCACGGAACTCCGCAACCGCATCGAACTGGCGGAAGACAAAGCGTTCAAGCTCACCCAGAAAATTACCCGCTACGCCGAACAGAACGGCATCGACGTCAAGACGGTGATCGGCGACGTCGAGCCGGCGAAGGAACCCGTGAAGCCATCGGCGGCAGTGTTCGACGACGCGAAGCTCCGCGGCGAGTTCAACAACGCCATCGGTGGCGTCGCGTCCTACATGCTCGACTTGCAGGCCGCGCTACCGGACATCGCGCGTGAGCACGAAGAACTGACCGGCGAAAAATTCGATCAGCGCGGGTTCATCGCCGCGATCAAGGCCGACATCGCCGCGAAGAAGACCGGCAACCTCGATCCGTTCAAACGGTGGGAAGCGGCGTACGGCATCGTCGAAAAGCGCACCGCGCGCGCGACGGCGAATCGTGAGGCCGATCTGAAGAAGGCGCGCGAAGAAGGTCGACTCGAGGGGCTGTCGCAGGCGGCACTGCCGGGCGGACAGCAGGGCGGGAACACCGAGCATCACTCGCCCGTGTTCCAGACGAAGAACGTCACGCAGGGCAGCATCCTGAAGCGTGAGCAACCGAGCACCCGGCTGCATGGAGCGATCAGCGCCCTGCAGACTGGCAAGTACCGGAAGACGGCGTAGAGCCAACACTTTTCGAGAGGACCGACCCATGTACCGTACAGGCGTCAAAACACTCTTCGGCGTTCAGGCGATCATCAACCTGATCGTGGAAACGCCGGGCGGCGTCTTCCACGCGGACCCGAACGTCGACGAGCTCACAGCGACGACGCTGTATGAGATTTATCCGCAGACGGTGGAGGACAACTTCTTCCTCGCCGTCCCGGAGCTTGCGTACTTCCGGGACCACTGCCTCGTGCCGTTCGGCGGCGGGGCGTTCATGCAGGCGGTCTTCCGCTACGCGCCGATGATCGGCGGCTTCTACGCGCCCGGCTCGAGCTTCAACATCACGAAGCGCACGACGCTGGCCGCGTTGCAGTTCCTGCCGAAGTACCTCTACGTCAGCATCCCGGAGTACCTCGAGGAACTCTCGGTGCAGAACAAGGGGTCGAACGCGGTCGTGTCGATTCTCGACGCCGACATGCAGAACGGCATCGACACCGCGAACGCCATCACGGCAGTCGGCTTCGCGAACTCCGGACAGGGCACGCGGTCGCTCGCGATCAACGGCTGGGTCGAGGCCATCAACGACGGCGTGACGCCTGGCTGGGACGGCAACGTCTACGCGAGCTACGGCGGGCAGACCCGCAACGGCGCGGTCGGCTCGGCGCTGAACTCGATTCCGGTGTGGTGCGGCACGGCAGCCGGCGCGACGGGCGTCATTCAGTACTCGACGCTCGAGGAAGGCTACCAGGACGCGTCGATCGGCAAGAAAGAACCGAACCTCGGCGTCGGGAACAAGGCGGTCATCGCGTTCGTGAAGGAGAAGATGCAGGTCCAACAGCGGTTCCAGCAAGAGCGGGATCCGGTGTGGGGCGTCATGGGCTTCCGCTTCAACAACGCGATGGTCCTGAAGTCGGACTACTTCCCGTCGTTGAAGTACGGCAAGAACGACCCGGTGCTCGGCAACTACAAGACGGGCACGGTCAACACGACCGGTCTGTCGCCGGACGCGGCGTCGAACTACCCAGCGAACACCGTCTGCACCATCGGCGAAGTGTTCAACTTCTACAACACCTTCGACTGGCTGTTCCGGGTCTCGGACACGGAGCAGTTCGGTTTCGGCTTCTCCGGCTTCGTGCCGGCGCAAAACAACACCCGCGTGGTCGGTCAGGTCAAGGCGATGATCAACGTCGAGTGCCTGTCGCCGAGGACGCAGAAGCAGTTCGTGGGCATCGGCGGCTAACCCGCCAGTTCAAACAGAGGGACAGACGCCATGTCGATGGAACTGATTCAACGTATCGCGTCCGGCAACATCAACCAGGTCAACGACTCGGTTGCTGGCGGCGGCGGCGGCAACATCGGTCCGCAGGTTGGGCTCGCGCCCGGCCAGCTGGGCAAAATCCTCGAGCTTGACGACAGCGAACTGATCTTCAACTCGGCCGTCGGCACCGTGCTGGGCGGCGGGTTCCGGTACGTTCAGTTGTCGGCGGGCTCGACGCCGAACCCAGTGGTCGGCCAGATCGTCTTCTGGGACGCCTTCGCGAACTCGGCGGACAACCTGTTCGTCGTGACCACGCTGGAAAACGGCACGGTCCCCGGCGCGCAGTACCCGGCGGGCATCGTGCTCTCGTCGACGTGGGGCGCCGGCAATTTCTCGATCATCCAGTGCTGGGGACCGACGTTCATCAAGTTCCGGGCGGCACTCACGCACGCGCCAGCGGGCATTGGCGAAGCGGTGTTCTGTGCGGCGGCTGGCGCGGGTGCCGACAACGGCTTCGCCGACACCATCGCGAATGCGAACCCGGCGACGTGGTCGGATTCGTCGCTGTTCCTGAACCGCTACCTCGGCCCGTCGATTCAGTTGCCGACGAACGGCGGTCTGAAGCTGGTCAACCTGCGACGCCTGAACGAGCGCGGGTAGTCGCTGATCGCAGTAGTAGAGGGAGACAGAGACATGCGTTTCAATACTCGAAAAATGGTTGCGATTGCCGCGGTTGTGGCGGCGACGGCGTTCGTATGCTGGCCGGTCCCGAAGCCGCCGAAGCCGTCAGCGTTCCCGATCGCGCAGTCGGTCGACCTGACGCCGCGGACGAGTTTCTTCGACAAGGTCCGTGGGATTCTGCACGCGCAGGGTTATTCCAACGCGAACCCGTACAACTACTGGGTACCGCCAGGCGCGTGTCAGGGCAGCACGGCCGGCACCCTGGGCGGCACGAACGGTCTGACGACGGCGGGCGCGTCGCTCACGGCAGTCAGCCAGGTCTCGACGACAGCCGCAGGCGGTCCGAACACCCATACGTTCGTGTGCAATATCACGCCGCCGAGCGTTGTGGTCACGTCCGGCACGGGTCTGCAGATCATCAGCGCCGACTTTATGTATGGCGTGCAGACGACGACGCTCGGCACGCAGGCCTGTGTGCCTGCGTCCGGTACATGGAACGGCGCGACGGTCTTCTCAACGATCACGTATCCGACGCCAGGCGCCGGCGAAACGCCGTCGACGGTTACGCCCGTGCGGGCGGATTCAGGAACACAGGTCCAGTTGCCGGTGTGCGCGTCGGCGAACATCGCAACGACGACCGCGGGGGCCTTCGTGAGCCAGCGGTTCACGCCGGCGACCGGCACGTTGCCGTTCGCGACTGACCTGAAACAGTTACTCTTGACCGTGGCGCTGTTGAATACGACGACCTCGGCGACCATCACGAACACACCGGGCGTTCTGGTTCGATATCAGAGCCAGTAGGAGTCAGCGATGTCACTTCGCCCGTTCAACGGCTACCCCGATTCGTGGGGTTCGAAAAAGGTCACGCTCTTTCCGCACGCTGGGCCAGCGAGCTACACGCAGGTCACCAACGGCGGACCGCCGGTTACTGGGGGCGACGTTGTCCAGGCGGTTGAAGGCGGACTGAAGAACCTCGACTTCCTGTCCGATGGCGTCAGCGACGACGGCCGGTTCCGGGTCGAAGCGATTCCGGTCACGTCGTCCGTCACCGGCATCAACTCGAGTTCGTTGAGCGGCATCCCGGCGACCACGTATCGACTCCGCTGGATCGCGACGTTCACTGGGGCGTTCGGCGGACAGGCGCAAACAGCCAATACTGAAGTCGTGGCCGCGACGAACCTGTCGACCGTGACGGTCCGCCTGCAGGGCTTCGGCGTTTCGTCGTAGACGGGTCCGGAGCGTTCTCCGGGATAGGAGGACAACGGACTCGTGGCCTTCGCAGACCTCGCTTCAGAAGTCGCTGGCGTGATTCCCGGGGCTCCACCGATGCTGGTGGAGACCTGGGTCCGTCGCGCATGGCGGCGCATCCGGGACAAGCGGGTCTGGTCCTTCCTGACGACCGACGACTCGGTCGTGTGCCCGGCTCAGATCACGGCGGGCACGCTCAGCATCACCCAGTTCAACAACGTCGTGACTGCCGACGCGACGGCGTCTGCGGCGTTGTTGGCCGTCGGAACCCTGATCGAAACGCCGTTCCAGTGCCTCTCGCTGCGGTTCGGCGGGCTGGGGAACACGTCGCAGATTTACAACATCGTCAGCGTCGACCAGACGAACCCCGCGGCGATCGTCATCACGCTGAACCGTGTCATCGTCGAAGCGACGAACGCCGCGTCGACGTATCAGTGCTACCGGCCGTACGTGGCGGCACCGGTCTCAGACTTCCTTCGCTGGATCTCGTTCGTCGACATGGTGAACGGCTGGCAGCTGGCGGGCGACTTCAAGAGTTCATTCTTCGACCAGATGGACCCGCAGCGTCAGAGCTTCGGGCAGGCGTACAACCTCGGGTACTATAAGGACTCGGACGACAACCCGTCGAACCAGACACCCGTGCCGATTTACGAACTGTGGCCGGGTCCGACCGACGGGCAGACGTTCTACGTGCGGTACCGACGGCAGGGGACCGACTTCGCGAAGCCCACTGACACGCAGCCGCAAATCATCCCGGATGAATTGATCGTGCAGTACGCGCTGGCGTACCACGCGTACCCGTGGGCGCGCGTCAACGCGGGGCGATTCGCGGCACTGCAGAAGGTGAACTGGAACGCAGCCATCGCCGACGCGATGAAGATTATCCACGGGGTTCCGGGCGGGTCGGTGGGTATCTTGCAGGACGCCTGCAGGCAGGACGATAATCAGACCGTGCAGTCGATTCTGAAGCGCGGGCACGGGCTCCGGCAGGGCAAAGGCGCGTTCCCGTACCCGGTCGACGCGAACTTCATTCAGAGTCACTTGGTTCCGTTGCGATAGGAGAACGACATGGCTCGAGGCAAGGCGGTCAACACGCAGATGGATTCGAAGTCGATCTCGACGAGCGGTGGGAAGAGTGCGTGCGACTATTATCCGCACGCGCCGTTCACCGAGCGCGCAGCGAAGGGGGTCGTGCCGTTGAAGATCATGGACGACACGCTGGGGAAGGCTGGCCGAGGACCAACGCCGACGCAGACGGCTGGTCGGGAGTCTCGAGCCCCGCGTCCGGGGACGATGCAGCGCGGCTTCGGGAAATCCGACGAGTAATGAAGCTGCCGACTTTGAGCGATCAAGCCAAGTGGATGCTGAAGGGGGCAGGCTACGCGCTCGCGGGCGTGCTCGTCGTGGCGTTGGTGATCGGCGGGTGGATCGTCTACATCCGTTCACTACACGGGCAGATGGCGTACGAGTACATCCTGCAGGTCCAACAGGCGCAACAACAGCAGCAAAAGGTGATCACGCCGCCTGCGAAGCCGTAGTCGGCTGACCAGGACATGATCCTTTTCCTCGACTCCGCGAACCACTACACGACGGCTCAGATCGGGTCGAAGTACGACACCGCGTCGAACGCGACGGTCGTGCCGGGGCAGGGGCGGATCGGGTCAGCGGCACTCTTCTTCGACACCGCCCTCACCGCCAAGGTCATCAAGAACCTGACGCCGTCGGCCTTCGGGGCCGGCGGAAACGTCTTCACGCACGGCTTCGCGTTCAAGCCAGTCACGATTCCAGGCACCTACACGATTGCGATCCTCGCGATGTCGGCGGGCTTGAACATCAGCCTGCAGGTCACCGGGACCGGCCAGTTGCAGATTGTGCGCTCGGACACCGGAGCCATCGTCGCGATCTCGCCCGCCCAGACGCTTCGGGCAGGCATCGGTCAGTACCTCGAGTGGCAGTGGAACAGTAACAACGGCAGCGGGGCGGGTTCGGCCATTATCCGGGTGAACCAGTCGGTCGTCGCCCAGGCGACGTTCCCGACGCTCGCGAACACGTACACGTCGGTCCAGTTCGGGCCGTCCGGGGCTCAGGCGGGCACGTTCTACGTCTGTGACGTCTACGTCCTCGATGGGAACGCGACGCTGCCTGTGGGCGGGATTACGCGGGCCGACGGCACGGTGACGACACTGTCGGACTTCCTCGGGAATATGAGCGTCCAGGCGCTGTTGCCGACGGCGGACGGCCTGAACCTCACCACGGGCAATACGCCGTGGACGCCGGCGCTGTCGCAGCCGACGAACTACACGCAGGTCAACAGCCGGTCTCCGGTCGACGGCAGCGGGGCGGCGTTCAACCTTGGACCGACGGCGGGCATGAGAGACGCGTACGTCTTCCGGCATCCGATGGCTGGCACGACGATTCCGGGCGGGGGACCGTGGGGGTATTTCGTGGACGGCACACCCTGGCCGCTGTACGGCGTGCAGTGGGTGGCTCGCGCGCGGGCGAACGCGGCCGGCGTGAACCTCGCCCGGCTGGTCCGGAAGATTGTGACGGGCACGTTCGCGGGCGACTCGCTGAGTCAAGGCACGAACGTCGCAGTGACCAACGGCACGACGAAGGCGTATCTCGAGGCACTGAGCGCCGACCCGACGAACGCCAACGCGCCGTGGAACCTCGCGAACCTGTCGCTACTCACGGATCAGAGTCTGCCGGGCAACGTCGAGCTCGGCGTGGTGAAGGTGTAGCCGATGTCGTGCGGTACGCCCCCACTCGTCGGCCCCCTGACCGCGCCGTTCACGTTCAGCAACTTCATCATCGGGAACGCGGGGCTGTCGTCGGCCTTCTTCCAGTTCGATTCGAACGACTTCTTCGGGAACGGGTTGTTCGACGACAACACGACCGTCACGGCGTTCGGGAACGCGTATGCGTGTCCGCCGTCCGCGCCGGCGCTGCAGTTGGTCTCCCGCAACCGGGTCGTCTGTGCCGCGCCGTTTCTCGGCAGCCTGACCAACCTCATTATCGGCATCGGCACGACCTGGACCGGCAAGGTCTTCATCGTCAACGGCGCGGGGATCCCGCTGCAGGCGGATCAGGTCGCCGCCGAATACCTGCTCGATTACGACCTGCAGTTCGGGAACGCGCCGACGTGCGATGGCTGGCAGCCGCCGACCGGGGAATGCGGCGTGCCCGGGCAGTCGGTGTGCTACCCGCTGTCGCAGGCGATTCTCGACGTCGCGTCGCGGCTCAGCGACCTGAACCTCGTGCACTGGACGTCGGCGGAAATTCAGCGGTACCTCGTCGAAGCTCTGCGGACGTACAACGCGTTCACCCAGACGTACCGGAACCGGTCGACGTTCACGACGGCGCTCGCAGCGGCGTTCTATGACATGCCGACGGTGATCCCGGCGCTTCGGTCGTACAACGTCACCGACCGAGACCTCGTGCTCGACATTCAATACGCGCTGATGGAGCCGCCGAATAACAGCGCCTGGTCTGGCACGTCGATGTTCAACTTCAACGAGGTCGTCGGGGCGATCCAGCGACGGGCGGATCAGTTCGTCCGGACCACCGGCTGCGTCGTCACGCTGGCGAACCTGTCGGTCACGCCGGACGCGAACGGACGGGTCACTATCCCGTCGAACGTGATCACGATTCGTCGGGCGGCGTGGGTCATGGCGGACGGCACGGTGATCCCGCTGAACCGCGATGACGAGTGGTCGCTGCAGCACTACCGTCGGGACTGGCAGACGCCACAGAACCCCGCGACGGACCGCTGGCCGACGATCTACTCGACCGGTGTCGAACCACCGTTGTCGGTGCAGCTGGGTCCACCACCGAGCGCGACGGGCACGCTGTCGCTGCTGGCTGTCGTGCTGTCGGCGACGTTCAACCCGGCGGTGCAGGCGACGTTGCTCGGTGTGCCGGACGACTGGTCGTGGGTGATCAAGTGGGGGGCGCTCGCGGATCTCTTCGGCATGTCGGGGCTGTCGTACGACCCGGCCCGCGCGAAGCACTGTCAGGAACGCTGGGAACAGGGGCTGGAACTCGCCACGCAGGCGTCGGTGCTGCTCGATGGCTTCGTGTCCAGCATCCCGGTCAACATCGACAGCGTCAACGACCTCGACCAGTTTGCCCGGTTGTGGCAGACCGCGACGGGCACGCCGGCGCGGTTGTTGGAGACGGCCCAGAACATCGTCGGGCTGGCACCGCCCCCTGACGACAACAACGGTCCTGGGTACGTCATCACCGTCGACGTCGTGGCGAACATGCCGGTGCCCGTCAACCCGACCGACTGTATCAACCTCGGCATCGACGACTCGGTGCTCGACACCATCTACGACTACGCGCAGTATCTGGCGATGGTCAAAGAGGGCGGTGCCCAGCTGAACACGGCGGTCCAGCTGCTCGAGCGGTTTATGAAGGCGTGCGGCGTGACCATGAAGCTCGACCAAGCGCAGACGCCGAACCGAGGGGCGATCCTGCAGCAGACCGTGCAGGACGTCCGGGAGAAGCCGCGGGTGCTGCCGCCGGAGCAGACGACGTCGTGAGCGCCTTCCAACGCGAGCAGCGGCGCATGGCGTGGGCCGGCCTGCGGTTGACCGGCGCGATCGACGACTTGCCCGTCGGGAAGTATGGGTTCGCCCAGAACGTACGATCGTACGCGCCCGACCAGATCACCGCCCGCCCGGGTCTGACGAGTATCGGCACGGTCGCCGGTCCGGTCACCGGGCTCGAGCGGTTCGACGACCCGACGCCGTTTGCCACGAACCCGCATCTGTACATCGTCGGCGGCGGTGCGAACGTCTACACGTCGGTCGTCGGGTCCGGCGTGTTCAACAACGTCGACACCGGCTACTCCGGGACGCCGCTGTCGTTCTTCTCGGCGACGCCCCCGCAAGCTGCGCAGCCGTGGCTCTACGTGTTCGACAAGAACCGCGCTCGAAAGTTCGATGCGAACGCGCACGTCTTCAACGTGGGGATTGCCCCGCCGGTCAACGAGCCGACCGCCGTGCTGCAGCAGATCGGCACGAACGTCATCGACATCTTCAGCGGGGCGTTCATTCCGTGGACCTTGGTCGGTGCCGCAGCGGGGCCGATTACGAACCCGGCACGCACGAACACGACGATCTTTCAGTTGCTCTACGACAACAATCACAACACGGTGTTCACGGCACCGTCGTACGCGTCGATCATCCCGGCGTCGATCAACGGGATCAACGCGGGCATGATAGTCGGCCTCGACGCGTCGGAGACGGTGTTTATCACCGACGTGCTGCTCGCGGTCGCGACGACGGTGATCGCGGCCATCATCTACGACGCCGGCGTGACCGGGTTCTGTACGATTCAGCCGCTGGCGTCGCTGGGCACCGGCCAGATCGAAGCGCCGTCGCAGGAAGCCTACGCGGCTCGGTTCATCCCGACGCCCGGCGACGTGCCGCCGGAACCGGATCCCCTGGCGGCGGCGAACGCGCGTACCCGGCAGGTCGACTTCCCAGTGAACTGCCTCGTGGCGCTCAACGGCGGGGAGATTGTGCGGATCGAGTCGGTCGCGCTCGGTGCCGACGGCATCCAGTCGTTCCGCTGCTTCACGACGATCCAGCACTTCACGGGCGAGTCGATTCAGGGCATCCCGTCGTGTCGCGCGTTCCTGTCCGTGGCGCACGTCGCGGGCGAGACGTTCCAGGACGCGGTGCTCGAGCACACGCTGGGACCGGGTACGGACATCGTCGGCGGGATTCGGACGGGTGCGGGGTGGGCGGCACGGAACCTGTCCGTGATCTTCGACCGGGCGACGTTGCCAGATGATGACATCAACCTGTCGTGTCGGGTGTCGTTGATCTCCGAGGTTCAGACGATTCGGCTGTACCTGTCGATGAACCCGACGGGTGGGTCCGCGCCGTCCGATGACGACTTCCTGACGAACTACTACTTCTTCGAATGGCGGCAGAACGATATCGCTGCCGCGGTGCAGTCGCAGAACGCGGCGCTCGTCGAATCGCTGCAGGACACGCGGTTCCTCGCCGTCGGGAACGCCCAGATCAACCAAGACCTCGTCGTCGACGTCAACGGTGTCACGGGCGCGACATCCGGCGGGCTCGGTCCTGGGACGGCGGCACAAGCCGGGTCGAAGATGCTGCAGCTGGGCAACCTGCAGTGGCTGGAACTGCGGTGTAAGGTCCGCGACCTGCAGCGCATCGGCACGGATCCGTCGCTGTCGTTGGCGAACGTGACCGCCGTCGAACTGCTCGTGCACATGACGGGTACGAACCCGATCTCCGTCGACTGGGACGGCTTGTCGGTGACCGGCGGCTTCGGTCCGGATTCCGGCGTCACGGCGATTCCGTACGTGGGGATGTACCGGTACCGAAGCTCGAGGACCGGCGGGGTCAGTAATTTCTCGCCGCCGTTGCGGGGCGGGGTGCCGTCGAAGCGGCAGCGGATCGTCTTCAACCACACGGTCTCGCCGGACCCGCAGGCGGATCTGGTCGACTGGTTCGTGCTCGGCGGGACCCTGAACCGGTGGACGTACGCCGGGACCGTGCCGAGCGGGCAGCCGTTCAACCACGACTTTTCGGATTCGGCGATCACGGGCGGGGAGACGCCGGACTACAACAACTTCCCGCCCTGGCCGACGCAGGACGCGCCACATAGCGGAGTCTGCAGCTACGCCGGCAATGCGGTGATCTGGGTCAGCGGCGATCAGTTCAATACGAACTGGGCGCCGGGCTCCGAGATCATCATCAACGGGAACACGTACACCCTGTACTCGCAGCCGCCGACGGCTCGCCTGTTGTTCACGAACGAGAACATCGGGAACCTGAATAACCAGGCGTTCACGGTGAAGGGCGCGACGCTACTGAATCAGATCATGGCGGCGGCGTGGGGCGGTCCGGTCGCCGGCGCGATGTTCATGTTCGCGTGCGGGGATCCGATCAACCCGTCACAGGTGCACTGGACGAACCCCAACGACCCGGAGAGCGCATCTGACAAGAACTCGCTCGACGTGACCTCGGCCGACGAGCCGTTGATCGGTGGGTTCATGGACGACGGCGTGTCGTACGTCGCGTCGACGGAGCGGATCATCAGGCTCGAGCCGACGTTCGGCAGCGCGTCGACGTTCACACCGATCGAGACCGACTGTCATCGTGGGTTCTGGAACAGCTACGCCTTCGACCGCGGCATCAAGGGCGAGTACTTCCTGTCGAAAGATGGGATCTACGTGACCCGGGGCGGCAGTGCAGCGCAGTCGATCACCGACGAAGACCTCTACCCGCTGTTCCCGCACGACGGGCAGCCGGGCGTCGCCGTGAACACGATCCAGCCGCCGGACATGACGCAGTCGGTGCTGTACCTCTCGTGCAACGACGGCTGGGTCTACTTCGACTACAAGGACGTCCAGGGCGCAGCGCACACGCTGGCGTACCGCGAGCTCGACGGCGCGTGGCATTACGACACGTACGCGCAGGGCATCAGCGCGCGGAACCAGGCGTCCGGCCAGAACGTGCATCAGATGCTCGTCGGCGCGATCAACGGCAAGGTCTACACGTCGGGCGGGCAGACCGACGACGGGGTCGCGTTCACGGCGACCCTGCAGTGGGTCCAGGACCAGAAGGACGCACGCGGGCAGAAGCTGTACCGGGATCTGATGCTCGACGGGCAGAACCTGAACCCGGTGTCCGTCACGCTCGGCTTCACGAACAACAGCACGACCATCGGCCCGATCTCACTCGCTGCGGCCGGCGCGGGCCGGACCCAGCAGCAGGTCGACGCGACGCTGCAGACCGGAAACTTCGGCACGAACTTGACGACGCTCGTGACGTGGAGCCCGCAGGCGACGCCGACCATCCTCTACGTCTGGGACATCGCGTTCCAGAAGTCGCCGGAGCTTGCGACCAGCTGGCTCAGCGGGCCGACGACGCACGGGCAGCGCGGGTTCCAGCAGGTCTATCAGGTGCTCGTGCCGATCATCTCGACGAGCGTGGTCCGGTTCTCGCTGATCGTCGACGGCGTGGCGAACACGTACAACATTCCGTCCACGGGCGGGATCTATGCCAAAATACCCGTCATCTTGAAGGCGGTGAAGGGCTTGACGTTCCAGTACGGGCTCGACACAGCCGGTGCGCCGTTCCTGCTGTTCGACGCCGACTTCGAATCGTGGCTGTCCGTCTGGGGCACTGACGGCGATTATCAAATCGTCCGGCCGTTTTAGGAGTGACGCATGTCGAACACGTTCCTGCATCCGGTCCAGTCGAACCCGACGACGCAGTTTATCGAAGCGTTGGCGGCAGCGGGGTCGACGTTCACGCCGCCGTTTGTCGGCTCGGCGCTGTATAACCTGCCGGGCTTACCGCCCGTGAACTCTCGGCGGTACCTGATTCGGGCGATCGAATATCTGTGCGTGCAGGACGTGGGCCTTGAGTTCGATTTCTGGAACTCGGCGTCGGGCCTGACGAACGCCATCGCGACCGACGCGTTCATCTCACGGTTCCAATTCGGGGCCGTCAACGGCGCGCAATTCAACGGCGCGGGGCTCTTTCGGTTCTATGTCGATGGGCTCGCGATTCCGTATTTCGATGCCGACTCCGTCCTGAGTACGACCGTCGTGCCGACGCTGCACGTCGCCGTCCAGAACGTCGACACGGTCGCCAAGAGCGCCGGCGCACCGGGCGCGGTGAATGCGACCTTCTGGCTCGAGCCGATGCAGGCGTGGTAAGCCGGTGACGAAGAAGCGTTTCGCCCTGGCCGTCCTGATTGGGCTGTTGGTCGCGTCTGTCGACCTGCACGCGCAGACGTTCACCGCCCAGATTCAGCAGTTCTGGAACCTGCTTCGGACGGGGTCGCTGACGTTCAACACCATCCAGAACTCGACGACGGCGACGACCTCGAGCAACCTGTTCAGCATCATCTACACGGGCACGACCAACCCGTCGAACTACTTCACGAACGCCCTGTTCTCGTCGAACATCACGCAGGCGAACGGGCTCGCCTTCGCGACCGGCGTGAACAACTACTATCGGTACGCGCCGACTGACTCGGACGCGTCCGGCAGTTCGCGCATCGCCACGCTGTCGTACCTCGAGACGCGTGGGACACAGAACCTGTCGTCGTTCCTGTACAGCATCAAGGGCCGGGTGATTCACCTGGGGACCGGGTCCGTGGGCACGATTGTCGGCCTCGAGTCGTCGTCGTTCAACGGGCACGCAGGCGAGCAATTGACGACTGGCGGCAACGTCACGACGATGTACGGGATCAGGTCCAGCCTGTTCGGACAGTCGTCGGCCTCGATGATTGGCACGCAGTACGGAATCGCCACGTTAGTCGAAAACGACTATGGGGCCGGAGTGACGACGGCGTACGGGAACCATGTCAGTTTCGTCGGTTCCGTCGTGCCGACGACAAGCTACGGGTTCTACGCGGGGACGATTCTCGGGACGGCGAAGTTCTCCTTCTTCTCGTCAGACGCCACCGCGCCGAGTTCGTTCGCGGGGTCGACAGTCACGCCCGTGGTGAACTACACGACGAAGATCAACGGCAGCGGATTCACGTTCGCCAATATCGGGACCACGCTGACGGCGAACGGTGACATGGCGTACTGCACCGACTGCACGATTGCGAACCCGTGCGCTGCCGCAGGGACCGGGGCGCTGGCGAAGCGACTGAACGGAGTCAACGTATGCAACTGAGACGATGGCTCACCGCAGTCGTCGTGGCGCTGGTACTTGCGTCGACGCCTGTGTTCGCCCAGACGTTCACGGCGCAAATTCAGCAGTTCTGGAACCTGCTCCGTACCGGTTCGATTAAGTTTTCGAGCATCGCAGCGGGCAACGGTGTTCCTGACGCGGCGCATCCGATCAGTCTCGTCTATAGCTCTAACTCCGACATTCAGATGATTTTCCAAAATCTGAACACGGGGTCGTCGGCGGCTGCGGAGTTCGACATCAAGGCGGACACGTCGCGGCTGAATATCTCCGTCGAAGGCATCAATTCGTCGGACGCCTTCGGGGCACAGCGGGCACAAATCTACGCGGCGACAGGGGGCGGTGGCGCGACGTCGCACACGTCAGGGATCGACATCATTTCCTGCGAAGCGGCGACGCCGACGTTGTGTTTCACGCGGTTCGTCACCAACGGTCTGAATACGGGCGCCGTCCGCGCCACGATGGACGTCAACGGCCTGACGATGAACAACAGCGCGACGTCGCTGATTGGCTTCGCGGCCGGGGTGGGTGCCGCCGACGTGGGCCTCTCGCGCTCGGCCGCGGCGGCGATGGTCTTGGGCAATGGCACCGTGGGGGACTTCACGGGAACGTTGAAACTGGGCACGGTCAACGCCGTGACGGCGTATCAGACGAACGGGACTCCTGGGGCAACCCATGCCGCGTGTTCCGTGTCGGTCACGGCGATCACGGTGACGAACGGACTCGTGACTGCTATTACCTGCACGTAGGTCACACCATGTCGCTACCCAGCAACGTGTCGCAGTTCCTGATTCAGATCGTCGATAAGACGACAGGCGAGGTCGTTGTCGGCCTTGAGCCGGGCAGTCGCGTCGAGACGGATCTGATCAACGAGTTCGTGATACGAGTGAAGGGGATCGGCGTCGGCATGTTCAAGACCGAAGCCGCCGTCGAGGCCGCGAGTCGTCAGGCGTGGGCTGATCTACTGATGGCCCTGAAACTTCAGGTCCGTCCGCCGAGAAGCTGATGCACGGGAACAACATCGGCTTCGTCTATCGCGTTTTCGAGAGCGATAACTTCGTCTGGTCGCCGATGCTGCTCATGTGGGTGCCGATGACGCAGCCGACGGGCGGCGGCGGTGGGGGTGGCCCGGTCACTATCGCTGATGGCGCGGACGTGGCGGAAGGGGCGACCACGGATGCGGCCGTGCAGGGCGACAATCCCGGAACGGTCAGTGCGAAGCTCCGGGGACTGAACAAGTCGATTGCGGCCGGGGTACCGGTGACGAACGCCGGTCTGACGAACCTCGATGTCGCTCTATCGACCCGACTGAAGCCCGCCGACACGCTCGCGAAGGTGTCCGTCGTGGATACGATCACGAACCCCGTGGCGGTGACGAACGCGAACCTCGACGTGGCGCTGTCGACCCGGCTCGCCGACGCCACGTTCACGACGCGGATCAATACGCAGGGCCAGAAGACGATGGCCACGAGCACGCCGGTCGTGCTCGCGTCAGATCAAGCGGCAATTCCGGTCACGGTGCCCAATCCGTTGCCGATCAGCGCGGCGGCATTACCGTTGCCCGCCAACGCGGCGATTGAGTCCGGCGGGCATCTGGCGGCGCTCGACGTCACGCTCGACGCGGCACAGGGGGCGCCGTCCTCTGGGCAGGCGGGTCCGATGGTGCAAGAGATCATCGAACAGGATCCGACGCCCCATCTGTTCGCTGGGGTGCTGTCGCCACTCTCGGTCGATCAGGATCGCAATCTGCGGATTGCGCTCGCCAAGCCGAACATCGAAGGATCGATCGAACGTCTGATTGCCGAACTACGGGCGCAACGCTTCGAAGATTACCTGCGGAGCGGTGTCGGTCTTTGAGTAAAGGACGCGAATATGGCTGCTGACGTCAAACTATTAGCGCGGGTTCGAAAGCTGCTGGAAGGGATCGACGCAGAAGTCGCGGGCGGGGATCCGCGCGATGTGTCGATGACGCAACAACTTGAGTTACTCGTCGCTCAAGGGACGGCGTCGTACTCAGAGACCGTTCGGATGGGCCGGGCCTTCTGGACGGGGACAACCGCAGCCGTCGCGGCCGTTGTGGCGATTCCGACGACCGCCGTGTTGTTGGCCCTGTACAACA